CCCCTTGATGTAAAACTTTTACCGCCTTCATATCCACGAACGAGAAAATCATTCCCGACCATCTGAACATTTGTATAATATCTCATACAGAGATTGTAGCAGAGATTGTCTCTCCTTTCAACTGCCTCTCACGCTCACGAAATAATCTTACAAAATTATTGAACATGTATTGTATCTCTTCACGACTCATATATGGTTTTGGCATATTCAAATATGTACCCTGATCATCACTTCGCATCTCGACAATTAAATCATCTTCAATAAAACCACCTTTTACACACATGTCTCTCATGGGTGTGCCATGATAGGGTGTGTAGATAAAGGCATTGGTATCATTACATCCCAACCTAGCTGCAAGATCAACTGATTTCATACAATGTTCCATCGTTTCATATGGATATCCTATGATAAAATTACATGTAGTCGAGAGACCTGCCTCTCTTGCTATACGAAAGGCATCTATTGCTTTTTCATTGTCATAAATTCTACCTATCACATCTTTACGAAACTGAGGATCACCATGCTCCACACCCATATTCATTTTTATACATCCAAGTTCTTTCAATGTTCTCGCTTGGTAGGGTGACAGCAACTCAGGTCTTGTCTGAGTGAAGAAAGGAAGTTTATATTTGGAATACATCTCTGCCCACTCATCAAAACCTTTTTTGGACATGGTAAGAAATGTATCTGTAACAATCCATAAAACTTCTATCTGATGTTTCTCTAATAAATCTATGATTTCCATCTCTTGATGTTGCACTGTTCTTTTTCTAAAGAATAAACTATCTGTTTCCTCTTTATACAACCCTGCATTTGATGGTGAATTACAAAATTTGCATTTGAATGGACAACCACGTTGTGTTTCTACAGTAGCAATCTTTATTATCTTACCTTGAAATGGTCTGTACAATGACCTCTCATCAAATATTGTATGATCTGTGGGTGGTAAAGTATTGACATTCATGGCAGGTCTCATCGGATTAGGATGAACATTCATCAAGTGATGACCATCTTTACCTTCACTTATAAGATCCATGAGTTCTGGAACTACCTCATCACCCTCACCTCTCAAAATATAATCACACTTACCTTCAAATGCTTGAGGAAAATAAGTACAAAAAACACCACCACATACACTGATGAATTTTCTATCATTTACTTGATCCATGAATTTTTTCCACAGATAATAAGTATCCTCAACAACTGATGATAAAATAACATCTGGTTTAAAATCTAAAACTTTCTGTCTCCATGCAGTGTACATGTCAGTGTCTTCGAGCATGAACATGTTGGGATCTAAATCACTTCTCTCCCATTTGTATTCGGGAAACATTTGTCTTTTAGATCTTTCTATATCCCTATCAGGTCTCGCAAATTCAGGTGCACTTTTGTCAACTGGATACCAAGTAGCATCAAATAATTCAATATTATTATAACCTGCTCTTCTCAAACATGCAGTAATGATAGCAACACCGCCTGGTGGTGTCACTCGCATATGTTGATTAGGATACAACCATAATATTCTAAGATTTTTCTGTGACATTCTTAGCAGTGAGTGCCTGATACTTATCTAGTTGATTTTTATCTGGTTCTATTATAGTCAAAAAACTATCAGAGTGCACCATCATCTCACGTTGTGTTGTAAATGAAGGCCATGACTCTAGAAACTCTCCCTTCAACTCAAAGGGATCAATGAGTTTACAATCTGGTTCGCCCATCTCAGATCCAACCTCTTCTACTCTCGCTATAAGAACAAGATTGTTCTTGAATAATAAAATTTTTATCATAAAGATAGACTTCTAGATTTTAAGTTTACCACAACTGTGCGTACTTTGTCAATGTAACCTTGATTTCTTAGTTCTTTGAATACCATATTTTCAACACCGTACTCACCATATTTTTGTAAAGATACTGATCTACTATCTCGTATTTTCTTGACAAGTTCCTTCAAAGCATCAGCATTTTCACTCTTGATAAGTGCATCAATTTTTGTTTTAAAATTGTTTACTTTTTTTTCAATTTCTTTTTCATCAACATCATCTTCAATTCTTTCTGGTTCTTGTATCCATGTGTTTTTCATAAGACTATACACACCCTGACTCTTCTTACGTGTGACTTTTGGTCTTTCAATATATGGTTCTGCTTTGACACCGTATATTGTGACATTATGAGTCAACTCCCACAGAGTTTTCTTGTCCATGTAATATTGATCGAGTAAATCTGGATTACAATCAGGTATAAACTTAGGATCTACAACGATGTGTACATCTAAGTCAGAGTATTGTGTATAATTATACCCTGCATTACCTCCAAGTAAAAGCACATCTACGATTGCTTTATCATCTAGATCTACAAAGTCAACAAACGCTTCTGCAAAATTCATCAATGCCTCACGAACCTCAGGTTTGAGAGAATCCCCAATCCAAAAGGTTGGATTGAGGATTTCTGTAAACCTTAGAGTCAATGACTCTCTTAGGTCTCTGGGTTTGATATGTCTTAGGACTCTTGAATACATGTATGTATTTAGAGCCAGTCTTTTCGTTTCTTTTCGTCTGGAATAATTTTCTCTATGTCAACAAGTAAGAGTCCATCTTCAAATCTGACATCTTTTACTACAAGATCATCTGGTAATGACCATGCACGTGTGAACGCACGTTGTGCCAAACCTTTATGAACATAATCTTGTTCAACTCCATCTTCTTTCTTGCCTTCTATGACAAGTCTACCCTCTTGTGTGTATACTTTGAGATTCTTTTTCTTGAAACCTGCTAGTGCTACCTCAACCCTGTACTCATGATTTGATATCTTTATAGTGTTATAGGGTGGGTAATTTGTGTTTGCAAAATGCGAATCAAACTCCTGATACCAGTCGTCAAATCCAATCATATTGCGTTGTATCTTTTCAAGATACTTTTGTGTGTCTGGAACAGACAAGGTAATACTTCCGTTACCGAACATAGTGACCTCCTTGAGCGTCTAATTGTAATGTCCCCGTAGGCGACAATACTAATTATACATTATTCTTTGTAAGAGGAAGTACGGTTGTTACTATTGAATAGTGTGGATGCCTTTTTTACAGACCTGATTGAACCGTGTGCATTGATGTCTAATTGCATGCGTATCTCAGAGTATAAATCTCTCAAATAATCAAGTGTATCTGTAAGAGTATGTAATTTTCTATCATCAATAGTAACAAGAAAATCACCATCATACATCTTTATATTTGCGTTAAACATGCCTTCAATTATGTCTTTTATTTTTTGTTGTTTCTGCCCTAGACCATGAATGTGCACATCTAATTGATGAGTTCCTCTATATTTTTCAATAATAGGTGCATACCAACCATAATATTTCTCCCACCTTTTCTTTCTCTCATCATATGGATGATAACCATACTCATCAAGATCTATAACATATAAATCACCCTTGTCATTCTTGATATAATTTTCTGGTAACATATTGATGAAAGAATAATCAGAATCCCTTTCAATAATATCCTCATATAAAATATTGTAATCTCTAATACTGCGTACTGGTTTACCTTTTATAAACTCTGCCTCATATACAATCAAATCATCATCCCACCTCAATGTAAATTTTGGTATTTTGATTTGATTAAAGTTTTCAGTTTGTAATCTTTCTAAATTCTCATACACTATACGTTGATACTTTCCATCAGGAAATATCATTTCTTTTTTTATTGTCAAGGAGTAGATATCGTACTCTCGTGCCTCACCTCTCACAATACGTGAGTATGTCATTCTATTGTTTTTTTCTTACCTATATTATACTTTGTTTCAAGTGTCCAGTTACCTTTTTCTTTATAACTTATAACCTTAATTTGATTGAGTGGTGCAATGTCAAGCGATTCATCTATGACAGTTGTAACTAAACCCCAGTCACTTAGCAATTGTATAATTCTATTTCTTCTTTGCACATCATTGATACTAAGGTTCGCTTTTTTACCATCGAGAGCAAACAATTCCTTGAAATGCACAATGTAATACTTACCCTGCTTATGCAATATGTGACATGATTGATATAATTTTTTTTCCTTTCTAGATGCTACACCAATTCTTGTAAGAGTTTCTCTCACCTTAAGAAAATCATCTGGTTCAGACAGTAATACCTCAATCATCCTCTCTGGTGACCAATGATATTCTGGTTCCACGCTGTTCATTTCAATCCACCAACTTCAAGTTTTTTTTGTATAAATCTAATTTGCTGTTCGGTAAGAAGTGGTAGAACTTGCTTTGCCTTTTCATTACTATAACCATAGTATGACTTGATAAATTCAAGATTCTTCAACTCTTCTTTCCTAATCCAAGGTGCGAACCTCTTCTTAGATCTGAGAGTATTTAGATAAAAATCATATTGCAACTGCTTATCTAAGTCTATATTCATGTTCATCTCGTTCGCATACATTATAGAATCAAGGTGCCCAGATAGACACCTGTTGATAATATATGGTGGATAATTCTTGATGCAATCTGGATCTTCCTTCATCAAGTTTTTCTTTGTGCTGTTGATTGAATTCAACCAATCCTTTAGTTCAACGGTCAAAGATCCTCTCCTTCATCTCAGGTGTCCACTTATCATAATAACCTGTTTTGTGCAACTCTGCTCTTTTTTCTAACAAATCTTTTCTATTCTGAATTATGATAGCAGTGACACCACTATTGACTATCTCTCCTCCTACTTCCTCTACTGTATATGGGTGCTCATCATAAAATATATAATCAGGATTTTCTTTTCCCAACCACTCCACAATATTTTTTAATTTTTCAGCAGTAGGTAGTAAGGGGTATTCATAATAGAATATTTTTACCATCGATCCAACTATCTCTTTTATACTATGTTTTATCTGATCGTAACTCTCAAACTTAATTATCTCTACATGACCATCTAACCATGCCTTTTTAGCGTAAGGGCATGGTGGTAGATTATTGAAAACGGGATTGGGTTTACTAAGATAATCCAGTATCCAATTTTTTAGTTTTTGGTTTGATAATGATTCTGTTGTTTTCATAATCTGCTTTGAACTCCAATCTTACATCATGCCCCCAACACATCTCCTCGTAAAGCATGTTGAGTCTCTCCATGTCCTCATATAAATCTTCAATTTTATCCATGATCTTTAAAAAAATCCTTCATTGATGATTGACATTGACCAACATTTTCTTTTGGATCTAGTTTATTATAACCTTTCATCTTTTTCCACTCACTGTACAATGCACCAAGCAACCATGATTGAGAAAGACTTTTAGGTCCGTTTTCGAGTAGTTCAAGATACCTTTTATTAGAGGTGTAACTCTTATACTCTTCTCTCCAATTGGAGTCGTCGTATGGTTTAGTAGTTTGTGAGGACAAGTTCCTTTCGTTTTTTTTGTTCTTTGATGTAGTCACCAGTAGATCTCATAGTGTAAGTGTGTTCATATTCTGCTGCTTTCCAGTCAGCAA